ATACTGGGAATTTAAAAAACAAAAGCCAATGTGTGTTATTGGCTTTACCTGATTTATGCCCAATTAGCGGTTGATGTCCGATAGCTTTAATAATTTCACTGACTGTGATTTGCGTTTCATTCCACTTGAAAACGAGCGTGCCGCAGTCATCAAGCACACGCATACATTCATCAAAACCTTTTTTGAGCTGTGTTTGCCAGTCTTTGTTTAGACGGCCATACTTTTTCACGAGCCAGCTACTATCACCACCTGCCTTTAAATGTGGTGGGTCAAAGATGACAAGTTTGAATGATTTATCGGGGTAGGGCATATCGGTGAAATCGTGGATAACGTCAGGATTTATCTCAAGTTTGCGGAGCTTATCCCTATCTTTCATTGTGGTTTCAAGCCGTCTATTATCGGCAAACAACACATTCGGATTTTGCTTGTCGAACCAAAACATACGGCTACCACAACAGGCATCTAAAATGGGTTTTTGCATAATTTATTCCAATAAAAAAGCCTAACTTGCTAGGTTAGGCTAGTGATAAATATGTTGGTAATTGAGTTAAGATTTTGGTTCATCAGGTAATGGTTGCCAATGAGTAATCTAGTTATTTGCTTCTACTAGTATTGGCTCTTCGATAATACTATCTTTTTCCTCATAGTACGCTAACTCATATTCGTCATCTTCTTCTGTCAATGGACGTATATTTGATTTTGCACTTCCTAAAACAACGCCATAAACAGCATAAGGCAAATCGTATTCTGTATAATTAGAAAAGTCGTCCATCTCTGCTGCATAATGGTAGGCGTCTTTTGCACACTCTAAACACCTTTCCTTAGCTTGCTCTAATGTTTCGTGTAGTTCTACTATATGTATGTCGTTTGATACATCGACAGAAAAATATTTTTTATCCATTTTTATTCTCCTAACTTTTAATTATTAAGCTCTTCGATGAAAATACCGTTAATCATTTTTAATTTACCTATGATAATAAAAAAGCCACTTGTTACAGTGGCTTGTTATGCTTGTGGTGGCTGAGGTACTGGTATCCAATATTCAGCAGAAGTAATAAATTCTGTCTCATCGTTTACATCATAGATGAGAAGTAATCTGTATGGTTTGCCTTCGTCATTGATAAAGTCATAGTCAATTGCTTTAACTAAACCCAATCCCGCTCCATTCTCTATTGAATAATATAAAACTTCCGAACCAATATCGGGCTGTTTTTCATTCGCACTAATCCACTCACTCATTTTTTACCTCCACTTTATAATTTAGCAACGCTTTAGCCATTGCTTTCGCACCTTCTTTTGTTTTAAACACTAAACCTTTGCGAATTAAATTTTGAAACACTCCCACTTGTTTATCAATTTCTCCTTTAATGTAATTATCATCGTGCATAAGTGATATATACCAATAATACTCTCCATTTTCAATTTCATTCTCTTTTAAAGGCTCAGGTACACCAATACCATTAATAAAACGTTTTGGTTCTTCATACATTCCAATAATATCTGATTCACTTTTTTCGTCTATGAAATCTATACCTTCAAGAGTCCAGCTATATTCTTCGATAGAAATAGCTCCATTAGGAATACTTCTATATTCTATATAACCTCGTAATTGGTAGCTTGTGTTATATTTTGAGTCTAAAACATATTTAACATATGCTTTTCCCCCGTTACGTAATTTAACTGGTTTGCCCGCTAAGGCTTCTTCTAAATTAAATGGTTTCATTTTAATTTTCCTTACAAAAATAACCAACCTACTAGCACACCTAGACCGAAAACAACAACTGCTATAAAAATAAGTATTGTTAGTATTGCTGTACCAAAATCGTTTAAATACATAATTAAACTTCCTTTGAAAATTGATATAAGTTAGTAATTGACACTCGTTTGTTATAAGATTCACTTTCTAGATTATCAGTAATAAATACATCACCTAACTGTGAAACATTAATAAATTTATGTTTAATCCCGTTATACATACAATATAAAGGGAATTGTCTAACATACTCCTCAATGTCAAAACTTAAGGTGGCGGGAACATCGTGCATTGACATAACCCAACGTGCGTAATTAATATCCCCTGGCTCTTTTAGTAAGGGACAATCTTCTGAGACAAAATGCAAGCCGTGATAAATAAAGTCTTGTACGTGTAAGGTTTCTTTAATTTCCATAATCAATCCTCCACTGGCACAATCAATAAATTTTTAGGGCTAATATCACGATATTTAATTTGATATGCGTGTACTTGTTTTATTTCATCAAGTGGCAAACCATATCTTGTTTCTCGGGCTATATCCCAGCCAGAGGATTTGGAATATTCTAAAAGAATGTATTTCCCTTTTTGTGGATTTATATATTCTATTTCTGTCATTATTTATTCCCCTTGCTATTTTCTTTTACGTTTAAAGTGCGGTTGTTTTTGTGCTTGTTTTCTTAATTCAAGAATATCGATTCTTTGATTTTCGATAATTTTTTGCAAGCCGAGCATTTGTTTAGTTTGCTTGCTGATTGCGTCTTCTAATACAGCAATTTGTTTGGCATAAGCATTAATTTCAGCTGTTAATATTTTTGCTGCCAAGCGTTTTATAATGTTCATACGCTTTCCTTTTCTCCGCCAAATTCATTGAGCAATCTCTTAGTTAATTCTGAGAGCGTTGCCGTCATTAATAAAAAATCCGCGTCAAAGCGTTGAGCAATATCTTCTTTGGCAATGTCATCATTTTTCTCTTTGATTTCATCAGCAAATTTAAGGCGTTTGAGTGTGCCATCATCACAAAGTACAAAACTTAAATTCCCTTCCCATTCTAGAGCGATTTTTGTTACCACTTTTCCCGCCTCAAGTAATGAGTAAATTTCGTTGCTATCTAAATCTTGTCGCTTAAATTTAGCTATGCCATCTTCTTTTAACCCCGTCAATTCGGCTTCTTCCAGCACGGTTAGCCAATCAGGTGCTTCATTTACCCAGTTTGTCATAACTAGCGATGCGTCATTTGCAAAGGCGAGTGGAATAACTGGCAATGAGCCTAGGGATTTACGTAGTAACGCTAATGCATCTTCGGCTCGTTTAGCGGAAGCCGCGTCCACATAAATCAACTGGTTTTGCGTATCAATCCAAAGTGCGGTGTAGGTGCTACGGGTAAAGGCTTGAGGCAAAAGAGAGGCAACCACATCATCTTTAATAGACAGCCTTTCGACTTTTTTGAGTTTACGCCCTTCTTTTTCTTCTAACGCTTTTACTCGGTTAGTTAGCTCTTTGGTTACGACATAATTTGGCAAGATTTTTTCTTCTCGCTGGGCCACAAGTAGGATTTGCCCATTTGCCTCAAAGCAGAGCTGTTCACTCGTGCTAAGTGGTGCAATCCAGCCAAATTTACTTGCCTCACTACTACCGCAAGGCGTAAATTCACACGCCTCAAGTTGGCTTGAGAGGTTGGAAAAATCCATCGCTTTTGTTAAGCGGTAAATCATTGCATTTTTAAACCAAAACATTTTCTTTTCTCCAATAAAAACCGCTATTTAGCGGTTAGGTGTCATATTTTGAGCTTTTATATAATCCACAACAGGGGTATTCAAAACATTCTGCTGCGGCTCAAATTGCTTGCCAAGTGCAAGGCTTGCGTAGCCAATAATATCTTCCCAGTGGTCGGGAAAACTTTCATCGCCGTTACAAATTCGAGTGACTTTTGCTTGTATCATTGTCATTGCGTAAGCCGCCACTTTATTTCGTTCAAATAGCTGACTATCAATAATGGGCTTCATAAGGTAATAAAAGGTTTCTGCACCGCTGACAAAATCGCCGTGCGTTTTTTCTCGTTCGTTGAGTAGTTGGGTGGTGTTCATTTCGCCCCCATCAGTAATCAAGAATTAAATTAGCTGCACAGGCTTCATCGGTAAATTTTTTGATTAACTTAATAGCCTGCTCGACTTTTTCAATGTCATCTTTATCTGCTAGTAATTCACTTGGTTTAATATAACCACCATCAAATAGGTCATACCATAAGTCATTTGTGTAAATCGGTTTTGCATTTTTTTTAAATTTCATTTTTTGTTTCCTTCATAAAAAAAGCCCTCACGAAGAGGGCGGTTGTCTAAAATTGTTTAACTAAAATGGCATTTGTTTAACTTAGACAATTGCTATTGCATTGATTTTATTAGTGATTAATAAAATCATTCGTTTAAAATTGTCTAGATATTGTTTAACTTTGTTTAAGTTAGATGTAATTCAAAACGGAATTTGGTCGTCATCAAATTCATCGGTTTGTTGTGGCGGTGGGGTGTAGTTGCCGCTTTTTGCGTTAGCGTAAGCGTTCGGTTTTGCGGCTTGGGCATTAGCCCGTGTCGTAGGTGGTGCGTTTTGCCCCTCTTGGCGGCTATCTAACATCTGCAAGCTGTCGCCTTGAATTTCGGTGGTGTAACGCTCAACGCCGTGCTGGTCTTGCCATTTTCGGGTTCTGATACGCCCCTCAATATAGACTTTTGAGCCTTTTTTAAGGTATTGCCCTGCAATTTCCGCTAACCGCCGATAAAGTACAATTCTGTGCCATTCGGTGAGTTCTCGCCGTTCGCCTGTTTGTTTGTCCGTCCAGCTTTCTGAGGTTGCCACGCTGATTGTTGCAACCTGATCGCCATTTTGCATTGTGCGGATTTCGGGGTTTTGCCCTAAATTGCCGACAATGATGGCTTTGTTTATGCCTGCCATTGGTTAGTCTCCAGCTTTCTCTAAAGTTAATTCATATTCGGGGATAAGCTTACCATTCTCACCTTCTTTGTAAGTGATTAATTTATTATTAATATTGGCGTCTTCGATATGACGAATGACACTATAAATTGCTTCAATAGTTACATCTTTTGGCTGCCAATTAAAATCAATAAATCCTTTTTTATTGAGCTTAACAATAACAATTTTATTTTCAGGCGATTTTCGCAATTCATAACTAGTAATCGGTTTCATTATCTCTCCTTATAGGCCTTAAGTGCGGTCAAAAATTCGGGGATATATTTATCAAACGCCTTCATCAATATGTCATCACGTTGTGCGGTGTAAAGATAAAAAGGCTGTTTTTGATATTCAGGGCAATAACTGACAAAATCCCAGCTTTCATAGCCTGTTACCCATAAGGCAGATTGCACTTGAATAACGTACTCGCTCGGCACTCTGCCCTCAAGCAAATACTTGATATGGGTTTTCATTTTTGGGCATTTGATTTCTAACCCTTTTTTGAGTTCGGGAATGAGTCCATCGGGGCTAATCATTAGTTCTTTGTCAGTGTTAAGATAGATGCCGCCAACCTGCACAACATCATTGCCTGTTTCAAACTCATACGCCATTCTTGCCCGTGGCTCAAGCTGATTGCCGCGTTCCATTGCAGCGGTTTTTATGTTTTCCTTTGCCCCCTCAATGCTTTCGGCAACCAGTTCAGCGAGATAATTCAGCCAGCTAGCGGACTTTTGCCCGCTATTCGATACAATGTTTTTAATGCCTGTACCAGTAGGAATGCCTAGCCGTGCGGCTAGCCATTCTTCCGAGCCTTGTTCACAATCAAGGGTGATCAAACCGTCTATCATAGTGGAATTTCCTCACTTGTTTTGTTATCAGCATTTTGTGCAGATTCATCTAATCGTCCGTTAAGGGTTTTGATAAAGTGTTCTGCTTTCGCTTTTGACAACTGTTCAATACTTTGCACACTGTAGTAGGCAAAGGCTTTTTCAGTGTCAGTGTTCGTGAGCTGAATAAGCTGATTGAGGGTGTCGATTTGTTCAGATGTGGCTAATTCGACTGCTTGCCCTTCAATCACATTCGGTTTTGGCGTTACATTTAACGGTTCTTTTTGATTTTCTACAATGCGTTCAGCTTCGTCTTGGTCATAAATACCTGTAAAGCCAAAAGCCAACCTTGCACATTGAATCATTGCTTTATGGCGTAACATTCGTTTTGGGTGCGATTTCCACGGTTGCGTGTTGCGGCTACATTCGTTCATATATTCCGTAACTGTT